CTCAAAGTTAGAATCTATCTCTATATCAGCCCGTTTAGCTAAGGCTATACGGTCAGACAGAGATAGCCTAGAGCCTGCGTAAGGAACCTCCGAGGACAATTCAGGGCGGGGGGAGGAAAGGATATCCTGGGAGGCCGGAGCAATAGGAGGAATAGGTGCTACGCTATACGAATTACGCGCCTCCTGTACAGGCTGCCTCTTCTGTTGCAGCTTAGCCTGTTCAGTTCCTGCTTTCTCCGAAACTTGTGCACGTAGCTTGTCTATTAGACTAGCTTTGACGGTAGTAGACTCACCCAGGCGTAATCCTTTGCCACTCTCCTGTCTAGGGGGTGAGTCTATAACTGGTTTAACCTCTACTCCTCTAGCCTTTAGTTTATCTAATAGGCTAATAGGTTTGGAATTAGGTGGGACCGACGGCCTAGGAGTTGCTGGCTGGGCCTCCTGACTTACCGGGCTAGGCTTGTCAGCCGCCGGTCCCGAAAAGGGTAGACTAGCTTGACTAGTCTTATGTTTGGATAACTTGAGTAGGAGGCTAGTCTTTGCCATACTGACCTCCTAGGATTAATCTGGCTTTACAGCCCCATATAATCCCAGCCCATTCTAGCTTAGAAGATATAGGCTCTTCTACTAGGTCTATCTCACAGTCAATGCAAATCCATTGACCTTCAGCATAGACTATAGCTTCATTCTCTTCGCAGATATGGCAAAAGCCTTGTGGTCTAGGATATCTGGTTCTCATAATCTTATCCTCTAGCCCGTAACTTTAGCAGCAAGCTAGGACGCTCGCGCTTAGGCTTTTCAATACGGTCTCCTAGGAAGGTTTCGCCCAGGGTATATTTGCTAGTATTGGCTATTGAGCTAATCTCGCCTGTTACGAACCCGTAACCTATTCGCTCCAGAACTGTAGAATAGTCCTGTTTAAGCTGGGCACAGGAAGAAAGCTCTATCAGTCTGTGGCCTAGCTTCTCCCTAGTTTCTACTGGATAGTCAGCCCAATGGTTGAGAGCCATTGTTATGTTCATAGCTTGTTTCTTAGTAACTATCCCAGTAGCTTTTAGAGTAGCTACGCAATTAATAGCCTTATCAATACCCCAGTCTACGTGTTGACCATTAAGAGGCTTGTCTGCTCTTCTTTGTCTGGCTCTAGCGGCTATTTCCCTATCATAGATTGTAACAGATGCTTGAGCCTTGCCTCTCAGTCTAGGAAGCATGGAACTATCATCCTCGATTATCGAAGTAAGATAAGCTCCAATAGAATCTGACCAACTATTAGTCTGGTATTTCTGCCCCTGATTAGCCTCGTAGACTGTATCGAGATTTATCTTGTCAGCCCGACGAGATTTATCCCAGGTACATAGTCTACGTGCCCACCATAGGAGCTGATTCCGGCGCCTGTGCTTACAGAGAGCTATATTAAGCTCATGTAACTTGCGGCCAGGTAATCTGCTAAATGCTAGCTTCTTATCCCGTAACTGTGCGAAGATTACTCCGACAATATAGGATTTAGCTAGTATCTGATTCTCTTTAGGAACGTCAAAATCACTTTCAACTCCTAGGCTGATATCCTGCCAGTCTAACGTATGTAAAGCCTCCGGCTTCAAGTTACGATTAGACTCATATTTGAGGATAGTTCGCATGGTATCAGAATCTAACATAGCAGGATGACACTTATTAATCTCTGCTACGTATTGTAGTCCTATGCTATCAGCGATATAGAATTTAACGCCACTGACAGCACAATAGACCTTTGATAAGCCTAGCGGCTTGGATAACCTATTAGTGGTCATTAGAATATACTCCTAGAATAGCCTATAACTTGCCCGGTAGTAAGAATTAGAATACCATGAAATCGCGGTATCAGTCAAGTGCTAAAAGTCCTTATTTTTCAACGACTTGCGAGCGTTTTGGTCCCGAAATCCTGATATCCCATGAAATCGGCCCTATCCTGTCATCCTGGTGAGCATGTCATATCCTATAGACTATGATTGATGTCTTATTTTGACCCGGCTTTGAAAAATACACTTTAAGAAGTATCCCAGATAGTCTAATAAGACTCCGTAGGATACTTGGCTGAACCGTCGGGGTTAGGAGGGGAACGGGGGTAAAATCGTGAATATCGGGATTCCGGGGTCGAAATTTTAGTCTGGCCTTTATGCTATCTTTCCGTTGCAGTAAGCACCTAGCTTGGCGGGCTAGGATTTAAGATAGTAATAGATTAGGGTCTCAAAAGCAGGATACTAGTTTAATTCCGGGATACTAGTTTAGTTCTAGGCTAGACTGCTAGGCTAGGATAGGAACCCTGTTATAGATTACGGCTGAAAATTATCACTTGACGCATGGCGCGATTTCCTGTACTTTGGTCACACTCCCAGGGACGGGAAACGAGAACAGGATGTTATTTCAAACCCAGGCTAATCTAATAGGAGATTCTAGCCATGACTGAGACAGAGAAATTCGACTATAACCTAGTCCTAATGATACGGACTACCATCGACAAAAAGCGTGTAGACGTGGATAGCGTGGAGGTTCCATATCCTACGCTCCACGATATCGACGCTAAGTTGTCGCTTCCTGACAAGTTTCAGGAGGATGAAGACGGCAGCAAGGAGCCGCTATACGATGATGAGCGGCTGCAATGGGCACAGGATGCTATCCTTGATGCGGTCAAGCGTGAGGCTAGGAACGTTACTAAGGTAGTCGAGGACAAGGATTCCAAGAGCGGCTACAAGCTAGAGTTTACTCGCCCAATCCCGGAGAACTTTGCCCAACTGTGCGAGGAACATAAGCGGCAGGGTGGCGAGTATCTTAAAATTCGCCATGAGGCTATCGCTGACTTTGGCAACTGGCTGACTACGCTGGATAAGAGCCAAAAGGCTATGGATATGGCTAAAAAGCTATTCAGTGACCCAGCGGCGCTTGATGTTTCGCCTGTTAAAACGCGGGAGACTTTCCTCGAAAACTATCTCTCACCTTATATCGAGGCACTTTCCCAGGATAACCGAGACCGCTACGATGCAGTCTTAACTAAGGTTATCACCTCGGCCGAATCCGAACAGGCTGAGGCTGACGACTTTTAGGCTGCAATGGCCTAAATCCGCTAGGAACCCATCCTAGCTTATTAAACCCCGGTAGGATTAACTTTCTACCGGGGTTTTTCTTTGCCGGTAGCCTACCAGGGAGGAATAGGAAAAAAATTTGTCTCGCCTTCGGCTCGACAGGGAAAGATAAAATGAGTCAGCCTACGCTGACATTAATTATCTGATAGCCTACGCTGGTTATCCTGATTCCGTCCGTTACTCCTGTGGACCTGGGAACTAATCTCCCAAATTCGCTATCGGTGCTCGGCAGGCTCGCGTAGACTACAAGATACATAGCTACGCTTAGCTACGCTATTCCTCTTGGGCCTGCGGCAGCAAGGTAAAGAGAAGATAAGAATCTAATTATGCCTTCGGCACCGCTATTCAGCGGTTATAATAATCTCTCTCGGGCTATTCTAAGTCTAGCAATGATGCTACGACGCTAAAGCGTCTGGGCATCTGTCACTGTAAAGATTGCTTGACTCTACTGGTATCCTCGGCTATACTAAGGTCTATCTAGTCTGATATTGTCTCGTTCAATCTTGACAGCGCCAGACTGCTGTCATTGCTACTAGACTGATACGCCCAAGAGAATAAGCTCTCGGGTTAATTGAGGACACGTTCATGACTAAAATCAACTTAGGCTTTGTTGACACAGCAGCCCGATTCATTCCTGCCAGTGAAATCATGGCGGAATATCTGAAGGCTCGTACTGCTTTCTATCGTTATCGCAATCTGTACATCATATGCCGAGCCCACTGCCAGTTGGGAGGCGCTTGGCCTAACTTGACGCGCAAGCACAAAGTTAAGATGGAGAAGTCGGCTAGGTCTTGCCGCAACTGGCAGAAGATGAAGAATAACCTGGAGCGGATGAGAGCCGCTGCAATGTAATAGACTTCGGCACAAGGATGTGCCTTACCAGCTTACAGCCGGGCGCTGCGCTAGGCTAAGATTGCGCCTGGCGGCGCGTAGTGATGAATAGCCTAACGGCTATTATTCTAGCCTGCGCTATCGCTTGGCCGCTTAATGCCACTAACTGTGGCATCCTGCGCTCGGAAAGATAAGACTCCAAGGAGTAGCCTTCGGCTACAGCTTCACTCTCTTAGTCGAACAGCAGCTGCGCTGCCTACAGGTGCTACGAGACCAGTAGGTCTCTACGCACTGTTCTCCTGCGTTCGCTGTGCTATCATCTCACTCTACGTGATTGTTCCAATCACTGCGCGCTTCGCTTGCGGTCGGCGGGGTTAGCTACACTAGCCTACAGTGTGTTACTATAGGCTACTAGACTACGACCACCATCAGAAAGAGAAGAGAAGAGCGAGACACAATAGCCTAGCCGGGGGACAACAGGTGGCCATCATTACTCTAAAGGCTGTAAGGCCCTGCTCGTAGGGGGTGTGGGGGCCTTTTTAGGCTGTCCTCCTGGGTTCCTATCAATAGCCAGCACACAAAAAATATTACAAATAGTTTTAGAATACCTAGCTAGTGATATCCTAATAGGATACGACCCGCATTCCGGGTATGCCCGAATCACATCAAGAGAATCTGTTATACTATGACTGAATAACAGGCAGCGAACTCATCTAGCCAGGATATACCTATGTCCGTTAACAAAGAAGCAGTAGCAGAATTAGTAGCCTACGGTATCCCCCATTCACAGATAGGGGATGCCTTTGGTGTCACTCCCCAATATATAGCTAACCTAGTTCGAGAGGACGCCAAGGTTCAAGCCTTGATACAGACTAAGGCTACTGATATCGCTGTACGTCAGCATAATAATAAAGTCAGTGAGGAGACTATTGAGGCTGACCTACTGGAGAAGATTAAAGCTCAGATTGACATGAGTGACAGTCTGATAGAGTCAGTGAAGAGCTTGCAGCTGATTAAACAGATTCAAGCACTGACTAGGAGCGCAGGCCATGGGGCAGGCGCCGAAGTGCCGGGGACTATTAACCTTAACCTAGGGGACGCCCCAGTAGCGGTCTCTATTACTAGGACAGGTAACAACGAGATTATCGAAATCGCTGGCAGGAGTATGGCTCCTATGCCGGCTAAGCGCGTGTTAGAAGCAGTAAAGGAGAGAAGGAATGCCGCAGCCAAAGATCCCAATGAGCAACGAGCAGCAGAACGGCATGGCCGGAATGCTACCCCAGAGCCCGAATACGAGTACGCTTGTACCGATTGCCTCTGAGCAGGCTGTCGCTACTATCGGAGACGGTGGGCAGAAGTTTCCTCTCGGTCAGCGCCAGGAAGAGAGACAGCGCAGTAACATTAGCCGAGAGCTGCAAAAGCTAGGCTTCTAATAGTCTCTTATGGAAGTAACCAGAGAGCAGGCTATTGAGAGCTGTAAAACAGATCTTAACTTCTTTAGCCGTGTTGCTATACCACAGGTCCATGATAACGACCTACCGGTATTCTATGGAGAGATCTGGTTCTTCCTTCTTGCTCAGATTATATCCGTCAGGGATACCCTACATAGTATCTTCCGATTCGCCCTTGGTCTACCCCGAGGCCATGCTAAGACAACATTTAGTAAACTATTAGTAGCTTATGGTATCCTATTTGGTCTATTTGATTTCGTGCTTATAGTTGGTTCGTCAGAGGATAGAGCACAGGATATATTAGATGACATTAACGGTATCCTTGGATCAGATAATATCCGAAAACTCTTTGGAGATTGGAACGGTCCTACAGCTGTTGAACGAGACACCAGAGAGGTTAAGATCCGTAACTTCCTTGGAAGAGAGATTATTCTTGCAGCAGTTGGAGCTGGCACTGCATTACGTGGAATCAACATCCGAAATAGGAGACCGGGATTTATTCTATTGGATGATGTCCAGACTAAAGAGAATGACGAGTCCCCTGCCGAAAGAGACAGACTGTTGCGGTGGATCCTGTCAACGCTACTTAAATCCCGGGACCCTAAGCATTGCTTTGTTTTTTACATCGGGAATATGTACAGCGAACAGTGCATACTTAAGCAGCTGCAAAGTAACAGGATGTGGACTAGCCTTATCACCGGTGCCATTCTGGCCGATGGTACAGCCTTGTGGGAAGAGCTACATCCACTAAAGAATCTCCTAGAAGAGTATGAGCATGATGCTTCTCTAGGTAAAGCTGATATCTGGTTTGCGGAGATAATGAATGACCCGCAGTCTGTTACCCAAAGTCTATTCCCCGACGGTAGAATACCAGATTGCCCGTATGCTGAAGATGCGGAGCTTGAGATACAGGCAAGCTATATTACCATTGATCCTGCGGGTTTTAGAAAAGATTCGGATGATAATGTCGTAGCCTGTCATAAGATAGTAGACGACACTCCCATGGTAGCTGAGATTCGTGCTGGCAAATGGGATCCAGAGACTACCATATTAGAGGCAATAGACTGTGCTATAGATAACTCCTGCACTCACATAGGAGTAGAATCTGTAGCTTATCAGCAAACTCTTAAATTCTGGATAGAACTATACTTACAGATGTATCATCTTGACGATTCTATTACAGTTTTGGAAATCAAACCTGGGATCGCCGCAAAGCATAGCAGGATAAGAGCCTGGGTGGGTAATGTATTAGGTGGTAATTATCCTATCCTTCGTTCTGTTGATCGTGCTCTAGTTCTCTATCAAGGAATTCAATATCGTGCTGGCAAGAAAGATAATCAGGACGATATCCTAGACGGCTGTGCATTTGGTGACTATATGCTGAATAAGCACAGGGATGAGTTAGAGTATCAGTTTGGTATTACTCCTAGTATAGATAGGTCAATAAAAGCTAGGGTAGTATCAATGAATACACCTATGGATACCGCCACACACTATAGTGGGAGAATGCACTAAAATGCCGGCACTCAGACAGGGTACAGTAAAGCAAAGAGTTGAGATTGAGATACCAGGAGTTGCTACTCCTATCCCAATCTCTAGATCTACCCACGACTCCCTGATTCAGCTAATTAAGGAGTTTCAGCGTATCCATCAACGCAATGAGTTATGGCGGGACAAGATTAAGGTTATTGATAGGGCCTATGCCTGCTATACATTAACTAAGGACCAGAACAAAGCTGATGAGCAGGTTGCCCAGATTATTGATGACTCAGGAGTACACTTCACCACTCCTGTTGTTGTCAGCCAGGTTGATTCTATTGTTGCTTTTCTCAGCGAGTTGTATCTTAGCGGTTATCCTATTTTCCCTGTGGTTACTCCACCAGAGGATACGCTATTTGGTGAACAGTTAGAGGCTATTGTAGACGACCATAGTATCCGCGGTCGTTGGCCTAGACAGCTTAATATGACTTTCCGTGATGGCGCAAAGTATAACGTCTGCGGAGTAGAATTAGAATGGGCTCCTATTGGTGCTCTTAAAGTAAATAAAAACAATCAGCAAGTAGGAAGTCCTAGTCAGCCTACCCTAGACGTAGAACAGATTAATCGTCTCTGGAACATGGATATGTATAACATGTTTTGGGACCAACTTGTGGATATCCCGGATGTTACAGAATTCGGAGATTATGTAGGCTATAACGATCTGTGGACTAGGGGGCGAATTAAACAGTATATCAGTAATCTTACCAAAGCTGGTGAGAATACTATGAATGTTCGTCAGGCTTTAGAGTCCGCCCAGGGAGCTAGCAACGATGGTGTTCCACGGGAGCATTATATTGAACGCCCCTTAATCTCTAACTTCAATATAATTGAAGATCCCAATATGGCTACTAACTGGCTAGCTTGGGCACTAGCACAGCCAGATAATAAAGACCGGATAGACTATTCCAACAAGTATCTGTATACCAAATCCTATGCCCGTATTATTCCTGCTGACCATGGGCTAGACGTTCCAGAGCCTAATGTCCCCCAGATATGGAAGTTTGTATCTGTTAATAACAGCTTTATCATACATATGAAAAAGGTTATCTCAGCCTTTGATATGTTCCCGATTCAGCTAGGACAGTTCACAGAAGATGGCTTCAGAGCGCAAACTAAATCAGTAGCAGAACAACAGCTTTCCATTCAGGACGCCACAAGTGAGTTAGTTAATATCCGACTTAACTCAGCCCGTCGCTCTATCTCAGACCGTGCTATTTACAATCCTAGTCTAATAGACCCCCAGGATGTCAATAGCCGAACCCCTGCCGCCAAGATACCAATTAAACAGAATCTGAAGAACGCTGATCTTAATCAGGCTTATAGGTCTATCGAATTTAATGATACTGGCACAGCTAGAGCCTTTGATGATATAAGTCCCCTGTTACAGCTATCAGAATTCCTTGGCGGTATAAACTCCGCTAGGCAGGGAGGGTTTAAGCGGGGTAACAGAACCCTTGGTGAGTTTTCAGAGATTATGACTAACAGCGATATGCGTAGTCGTATGATCGCTCTTATGATGGAGTATCAGATTTTTACTCCTCTAAAGCAACAGATCAAGGGTAATATCCTACTCAACATGGGATCTTCCCCTCAAGATTTAATCTCTAATCGTTCTCAGCGAGCTATCTCTGTTAATGTAGAAGATATCCGTACTAAGTTAATGAACTTTAAGGTGGCGGACGGTTATCTGCCTACCAGTCTGTTAGCTAATACGGAAGTAGTCCAAGCAGCTTTCAATCTGCTTATTCAATCCCCGCTTCTCCAGTCTCAGTATCAGGTAGGCCCCCTATTCTCTCACATGATGGCTTTATCTGGTATGCGTGGACTGGATAGGTTTCAAGTTCCACCAGAACAACAGCGGCAACAGCAAGCACAGATAGAAGCTGCTGCCGCCCCAGGAGCCGCCAGTGCAGCCCCGACAGGCTAAAGAAGATTTAATAGGCTACACGTTCGATCTAGAAGAACTTGTAGTAATAAAAGCCGCCTTAGACAATAAGATAGTTAAGGCATTTATTCAGACTGCTCGTGCTAATTATATCACGGAACATCTGATGACTCCGTTATCTACGCTACAGGCTAAGGGCTTGGATATTGATCGTACTATAGCCTTAGAAGAGGCTTATCTAAAAGGTATAATGGACTTAGCCGCCACACTTCTACAATCTATTAATCTACCAGGAGAAAGCTAATGGCCGGACTAGATGCACTCAGAAGATTATTCCCCGGTATCGGAATTGAGGGTAAGGATGATGATCCTAAACCTAATCCAGATCCTAATATCGATCCGGCTACAGGTAAGCCAAAGGTTAAGGAACCGGAGAAAGATCCGGTGTCCGTTGACCCCCTTGCGGCTTTTGCCGCCATGTTCGATAATAAGGCTCCTGGAACTCCTGACCCAAAGGATGTTCCGCTGTCTGTAGCCTCTGTGCTTACACCAGATACTATTGCTAAACTGACAGAGAATCTAGACTTCAATAGCTATCTTACTGATGAGACTCGTGAAGCTCTGGCTAATCCAGAGACTACTTCTAAAGCTCTATTCACAGCATTCAATGAGATAGCCAAAGGTTCCTATCAGACTGCTATATCTCATTCTTCTACTCTATCTGAAAAGATCTTGGAAGATAGACTAGGTAGATTCGAGAAAAGCCTAGGCGAAAAGATAAACGCTCATCAAGTCAGATCTAACCTCTCTGCAAACGAAATAATCAACAAATCTCCTGTACTCAAAGCCGGGATTAGCATGATGGCTGAAAGACTTCAGAGGTCTCAGCCAGACGCTGATCCTAAATGGGTTACTGAACAGGCTACTAATTACTTCTTACAGTCTGCTAAGTTACTCAGTGGCGGCGACGCAGGCTCTAACCCAGGTCCCGGAGAGCCAGGCAACAAGCCGACTCCTGGGGGAGATGTAGACTGGATGGGCTTCGCTATGGGAGACTCGGTAAACAATCCCGGTGGAGCTGATCCTACCAGTGGAGAATCAGGAGATCAGTAATGTCCACTTTTAACCAAGGTACCTTTAACCCAACGGGTATCTTCTTTGCTTCCTTCAATCCTGCCACTCTCAACCAGCGGTCGTTTGCAGATACTATCCTACGCCTATTCCCGGATGGTACTGCACCGTTGTTTGCGATGACAGGCCAGCTGCCAAAGATGCAGGCTAAGGCTGTGGAGCATGGGTACCACACCAAAGCTATGGCATTTAGTAGCTTCACAGACGACGGTTCAGGAGCATTAGCCGGTGATACTACTATCGAGGGACTGTCTACTCTAGGCATAGTTCCTGGTATGGTATTCCAGGTTCCGTCCTCGCGTGAGCTAATCCGTGTTCTGACTGTTCCGAACGCGACGGATATCACAGTTACGAGAGGTTACGGCTCAGTCGCCGCAGCTGCCATCGTAGCTTCTGAAGTCCTATTCGCAGTCGGTAATAGCCATGAGCAGGCTAGCAATCGTCCTACCGCACGGACTATGGAAGTCCTGTACGTGCCTAACTTCACCCAGATCATCCGTAATAGCTGGGCTATCTCGGATACTGCGCGTGCTAGTCTGGCCGAAGCAGGATTCAACAATATCCAGGAGAGTCGTCAAGACGCGATGATGCTCCATGCCACGGATATCGAGTCTGTGCTATTCTGGGGTCAGCCACAGGCTCCATTCGGTAGTCCTCCTACGCATACTACTCAGGGTATCATCGACGCGATTATCCAGTATGCGCCAGCTAACGTCGCCACAGCCGCTGCGACCACAAACTACGACCAGCTCGTAGGATTCGTGGAGCCCTATTTCGCAGCTTCCAGTAACCTGGGTAATACGAAAGAACGTGTCATGTTCGTAGACGCACAGGCTAACCGGGTACTTAACGAGATTGGCAGAAAGAGCGAGCAGGTTATCATGGACCTGCGGACTACTACCTTCGGTATGCACTTTACGGCTTTCAGGCTGTACAAGGGTATGCTGTTCATTGTGGAGCACCCGCTCTTCAATGGTCTGTCTATCACTCCCGGACTGGCTGTTACGGTCGAGCTTCCTTCAATGCGGTTAGCCTACATGAACGGCCGCGATGTTAAGAAGGAAGAGTTTGGCCAGAACAGGCTGAATCCTGGTGACAATGGCATCGACGCCCAAGGCGGTAGCTTAACTTCCGAGTTTGCTACTGAGTTCCGTAATCCCTGTGCTATGGGAGTAATCAACGGACTTACCGCAGGCGTAGCCGTTCCGTAAGTAGACGAGTAGCTTAAAGGATAGAAAGCTATAACCACCTCCGGGTAGACTAGGGATGTTCTACCCGGAGTTCTAATCTAAACCTTAAATCAACCTATCAGGAGTATTCTATCATGGCTAATGACCCAAGAAGTCCCTTCTCAAGTAACCACCCGCTAGCTGGTAAGATAGCAGCGGGGGTGAAAACTACAGCCAATTCAGCTAGACGAGTTGGTAGCAGCTCACACCAAAGTATGGCAATGCAGGAAATGCCTACCATTACTCTGGCGGATAGAGCGCAGCAAATGTTTTCTATGCAAGACAGGAAAGGAACCCGTGTCTATTATGCCCTTAGCGGGGTATTTAACACAGTTGATGCAGCAGGAAAGTCCATCAACTTTATCAAGGGTCTATATAAGACTGACAATAGATCCGTTATGAGTTTTCTCCAGCACTTCGTCGATGGGAATCATATCGACTATCTGGAGCTACAGGAGGATCCTAGCGATGCCGGGACAAGGCCAGAAGTACCAGCAGAACACGAACGCAGCCAGAGAGGCAGCGTCAGTATTAACCAGCCCAAACTACAAGACCAGCCGAAATCCCAACGACGGGAAGAGCCTACGGCAGACACAGATAGGAGCGGGGCAGGAAGAGAAGGTTCGTCCAACCCAGAACAGCCCATCAGTGGGCCAGCCATCGGCGGTGAATCTGGAGACGGGGATGACAGCAGCCAGCCGAGCAGTCCCCAACAGCCGCCGGTAAAGGTTAGTGCCTTAGATCTCCTACGTAGAGGGAAATAATAAGCCATGAACCTAGGCGAATTGATAGACGAAGTTGCAGCGATGACTGTCCGGCCAGACAAGGAAGATCTGGCCAGGCAGAAGATTAATTCGGTTGTTAGGACAATTAGTCTATCAGGAACTTACTGGCGTGATCTGGTAGAAGAACTTCTATCAGATCACCCAGACTTCAAAACTACCACCAATGTACAAACCTTGGCTTTGCCAGGAAGATTTCGTAAGCCTGCTTATATAGAGCGAGACCTATCCTCGATTAGCCCGACGACTGGGCTCCTAGAGAGCAGGATAACTAACGGATTAGTCTACAATCGCGTAGACCCCAGATCAACTAGACGTGAAGGCAGGGATATTAGAAATGCCTATTACACGTCTGGTGCTAATCTTATCCTGAGACAAGAAATAGGCGGGGAGAAAGTAATCTGGGGGTACTATCAATATCCTCCTCGTATGGTCTCCCCAGATGATACTAATTGGATTACAGAGCTTATGCCGGATTTAGTTATTGATTGGGCAGGGCAGTTCTTAATGGCTAGTTTAGGTGATAGAGATAGAACAGCCGGTCTAGCTGCTTTAGCGCAGACCCAACTATCTGTCTTTATCGAAGATATGCTCCGTGATGTAGACGCCTACGTAGGCACCGGGAGATAATAGATAATGAGTAATCCTTTTAGCCCCTCAGTTATTAATGTCGCTGGGATTAATTCTGTATCAGCCGGAGCTAGGAGAGCTAAACTACCTTTGCTCCTAAATATTCAACATAGATATGATGTTACTAATCGTTCTTCTGTTTGGCTTGATGCCGGAGGAACTATACCTGTAACAGAGGCAGGCGCAGTAAAAAGAATAGATGATCTGGGCTATGCCGGAGATAACCTAATTGATGATGCTTTTCAGGTTACTCCCATGATATGGAGAAAGAACCAAATTAATGGACTTCCCGCAGTAGACACGGAAGCAGATCCTGCACTATCAGCTCTATTCGGAGTATTAAGTGTACCTTCGGGGGCTGAGGGAATTACCATAGCTTCTGTAGGTTACAGATCAGGGGCAACCTCTAGTATTCTTTTTGGATTAGGGGATATCTCGGCTAAACTTCTGGTAGATGATACAAGTGGGTTATTCAGCTTTCCACCTAATTGGGGATATGGGGATCTTGCAGCTGCCTTATTCGTAGATACTGGGATTCCTACAGTTCCTTTTCAGTGGAGTTATATGATAGTCACCCACAGTATAACAGGAGATTATACTGTGGAAGTCAATGGAAATACACCAATTACAGGTAATACTCCATATGTACCCACTCCAGCAGCAGAACAAATAGGATTCGGTGGGCTATCCACAGGTAAACAAACAGAAGGAATAATCTGGGATATAGCATTAGGTTATAATGGAAGAGCCCAGATACGTAACTATCTAAATAAAAAGTATGGAGGTTTACCCCACAATGCCTAATCCTTGGCCACAAAGATCTCCTAGTACCTTTGGTATCCGTCCTGTGACTGCGGGGTCTAGAAGAAAGGTAGTATTACCTACTGGGCCTTTGCCTGCATTTCCTGATGTGGGCTACTGGTTTGATCCTACTCAACCAGTAGGTAATATATGGGCTGATAATCCTGGTACTGTTCCTATTACAGATAATACCCTGATTGCCTTTTGGGAAAATCTAGGATTTGAGACTGCCTTTGACCTGGATGCCTCTCCTAGCCAACGATGGTTCGCATCTGGTGGCCCAAATAATCTTCCTTATATAGGAAATGGTACTTCCTTTGGGGCTGCTACTCCTGTTCATCCTACTATGGGACCAATAGGAACTAGCTGGTTCGGAGTTGGTCGCCACCCAACAGCAGCCGGTGGTCAAGGTACAATAGGGGCTCATAAAAGTTCTGGGCTAGGTGGGCAGATACTAGCACAGACTATTCCCTCTGGTCCTCCTTTCTATCGTATGGATTTTTGCGGTTCAGGATTTCAAACCCTAGAGAATGGAGCTATTGATACAGACTGGGTATGGGCATGGGCTACTATTGATGCTGCCGGTAGTTGGAGAATGCAGCTATCTGGTAGAACAGAGGTTAATGGAGTAGGAACCTATAACCCTCCTGGAGCAGATAGTTCTATCCGTATGGGAGGTGTTAATTCAGATACAGTGGAATCTGCTATCTGGCCTAATTACGTACTAACAAATCAGGATATAACAGACCTTATAGCATATCTCGATGCTAAATACTCTGGTCCGTTTCCCATAGCCTAATGGAACTAAAAAAGGTCTTAGGGGAGGCTAATGGGCACATGAAAGAAGCTATGCCTACTTTATTAATTTATTTTCGTGAGCTAGGATCCTTAGCTCTTTTAGCTATGGTTCTTTATGGAGCTTACGATCTAACTAAGACTGAGGGACGAGACTTAGTAGAGGTTCTGGAGGCTCTTAGAACCACTATAGAGAACCAGAGCCAAATTCAAAAGGAAGTACTACAGGCTGTTAAAGAGCGAGAAGCTAGGAGAGCATATGAAAGATCTAATCCGAACTGGAATAATGTCGGCCCTCCTGATCCTAATCGTAGGACTCAGTAGCGGCTGCGCCTATATCGAGAAGGCAGCTTATAAGTCTGTGGACGCAGCCGCTGCCTACTGTGAGGCTAATACTCCTACGGGCCGAAAAGTAGTCAGGGAACAGATTACTCCTGCGGCCAAAGAAAAGGATATGGCTATCTGCCTGCGTTGCCCCGGCGACGATAAGACCTACTGTGCAGGCGATGCCAAGGCATTAGCTACAGACTAGGAATCAGGATGGAATCTTCTGCTAACCAGTGTCCGGTATGTTTTGATAGCACAGCCTCTCCAGGGATGGAGGTGCTGTGCTGGGACACTAAAGCCTTTACTCGTATCAAATTTACTTTATCTGGTATAGCTGGTGGATTAGAAATAGAAGTAGTATCTAAGCCAGATGGAGAAGTATTAGCTACTATAGATGCTAATGGAACTTATCAATATACGGTTCTTGACTCAAGCGCAATCTGTCTCAGAGTTCTTGTGTCAGGCACTGGACAAACCTGTGCAGAGGCATATCTTTACGATGCCAATATCACAGTAGTAGAGTTATGCTTACCTTTTTATCTATTAGATGGAATGTATAGTCCAATTCCCTTGATCGGATTCGAACTTCCGTTTTTCCTATTAGATGGTAGTCCATCCCCCATACCAGTGGTACCCTGCTAATGGCATTAAGAAAACCTGTAATCGGTATTCCTGAAGGCGGGCCGCATACGGCTCTAGGTGAACTTCCTACTGGTGATCTGATATCTGGAGCAGATATAGATTTATCTACCGCTTTGCATAATGCTCTTGGTGGAAAAGAGGGTACCGGGCCAGAGTTTATTCATCTTAATACAGCTGAATTAGCAGCTATAGCTGCCCACTTAGCAAGTACATCTAATCCTCATGCAGTTACAGCCGCTCAAGTAGGTGCGCTTACACAGGCTGCGGCTGATTTACTATATGCTGCCTTAGCCCATGCTCATGCTGCTGGGGATATAACCTCTGGAACCTTTGCAGATGCTAGAATTGCAGGATCTAATGTTACTCAGCATAACGGACTATTAACTCATGCGGGATTAAATGGTGGTGGCAGCCCCCCGATAGCAGCCCATCCTCCGGTAGGTGGAGCTATTGGATTCGTATTAACTAAAGCTTCTGCTGCCGATTTTGATATGATATGGGCCGCTGCTGCAGCAGGTTCTCCTATTCAAGAATTTGTAGCCTTAGGACGTTCAGCTGCTTTTGCTGTACCAAATGCTTGGGCTGATTTAACCTGGGGTAATGTGGATGAATCTACTAATATTGCTGTAGTAGAACGAAGCGGAGCTTTACTAGATAATATAATCTGTAAAGTAGTTGGAGCTAAATACGAAATAGAATATATTGTAGATGCTAGTATGTTAGAGCAAATTAATGATATAGCCTCTTTTCAAGCTAGGGTTAGATCTAATGATACTACTGTGTTACCCCGTTCTTTCTCTACTACTAATTTATTTAATGATAGTAGTTTAGATAACTTTGAAACTCATCCACAACAGTTAGTAGGACGTTGCTATTTTACTCCTGCTGCCGCCACCGACTTCGTTACCTTACAGCTTCAGTTAGTCCAATTAGGGGGTAGCTCCTTAGTTGTAGGACTTGACAATGCTAAGATTACTGTTAAGAGGGTTAGAAACTAATGGGCACGGTAACTGTACCAGGTAATGCAGACCTACAAAGGGTTATAAGAAAGGCCGCTGCTGATCCTAATAAGGCATCATATGATGTCGCCGCAGGACAGCTTGAATGCCCGGATGTAACTACAGTTATTTTAACAGCTGCTAGGGATGCTGTAGTAAATAAAACAGATGCAATTAATGGTTCGGATAGAGCAGATAAAATAAAAAGAATATCAGAGATAGCTATTCAAGCTCATCATAGTGCTATTCTAACTGCGGATGCCGTGTATCAAGCTAAGCTAATAGAGATTCAGAATGCTAGAACCTTAGCTCAATTAGATGCAATAACTTACCCATGACAGTAGGTTTTAAGCATCAGTATCCCAGCTCATCTCCTGGCCAAGACGGACAGGTAATACCTCTTGAAGTCTCTCGTCCCGAGCTTACTTTCTCTCTGTGCTTTACTTCTAGTCCTATGGTTGCTCCATTATCTTTAGATCCCGAATGGGATATATTAGAGTTGTGGACTAATGAAACGTGTATGGTGGGCTTTGATATTACTCCTGTTAGTCGGCCTGATGGAGCTGGCGGCATTGTACCCTTTAGTTATCGTTTGGGCGCCACTATAGCCGAAGCCCCCGACAGGATAATCCTGACCCCGCCAAACTATTTACAGGCTACAGATATCAATAACGTCTTACGATGGTTATCCGTTATTAGTCTGGCTAATCCAGGAGAACTATTCGTATCAGTCCTTACTAGATTTGAAGCTATAGCAATTGATGAGAGTCTAAGGAGAGGTTAATGACTGCTAGACGGGATAAAATAGACCTCCGTAAGACATACTTACCTATCAATCCAGAGGAGTATCCCTCTAATCTTCCTATGAATTTAGAGCAGGAGTTTGAAGGACGGACTCCTGTATTTGCCTATGAAGGTAAAAATATATTCCCTAGAAGTTCGGGCTATAGTAGCTTCTTTGGGACTAACAAGTCTGTAGGTAACGATACCCTAGGCCCTCACTGTGACTTTATGTTTGTCTATAAAAGTCCAGAAGGGGATAATATAATGATAGCGCTGTGCGAAGATGGTATCTATGCACAGTTTGGTGACGGCACTACTCCTGCTGCTATAGCTGGAGGCGCCGGGTTAGAAGGGGGCGGTTTCGGAGGATTACCCTAATGCCAAAGAAAAGAAAGAAAGGTAGAGGCAGACCAAGGCCCTACTAATGACATACTGTAGACAGCGACATACTCTAATAGACAACGAAGCTGAAGCAGAATGGGAGAGGCTCCCACCTGGTAGCTTCTTTGAACTTGTTGTTAATGCTGTAACCTACTTTGGTATAGTAGATGAGTATGTAGCTCCTACTCCTACTAATCTAATATGTGCGCTGTACAGTGATTCTGCTCGTACTATTCAGGTTACTACGTCTGTTCCTACTGGACTTCCTTACGAGATTAATAACTTCGTTAACTATCTTCATGATGCTAAGGATGCTGAACTTAATCCAGATTCTGGCATGGGGGTGTGGCGGTCGCCCCAAATAACCATTCGTGATGATACAGGAGTTTGGAACGGGCAATGGATTGCTGCGCCTAAGACAGATGGAACTGTACAATTTAACTTTGACGGCACACATACCCTATTCAAAGCATCCGTAGAGCAACCCCTAGCTGGAGAAGTAGCTGGAGTTGGTTTAGGTGCTGGAACCTATATCTATTGTATAGTCCCTGTTGACGGTTCAGGGAGGCTGGGTGCAGGATCTCGTACCCTATCTGTCACTTTGGCCGGTTCTGCTGACATCCTGATAGACTGGTTGCCTAACACCCAAGTCTCTCAATGGAATGTTTATGGTAGAGTATCAGGAGGAACCTTCGGGTTACTTACTACACTACCTGGCTCGACTGTGAGCTATCTTGATAATGGTGTGGATGTACCTAATCCAGCATTCCAGCCTCCCCTCTTTGAAGATCCTGCATGGACTGTTGCTGTAGCTGACCGTGAGGTAGACGGCACAGATGGGGATATTATCTTCGATGCAGAAGGAACAGAATTAGGATCTACTAAGCTAGATGACGGAACTACAGTATCTAGCTTTGATGCTACTCTAGACGTAGCCCTTACAAATACTACACTAGGACAGAATTATCTTCTCTCTGATGTAAAATCCCAGAGTTCTGTCAAAATGAATGTAGTGCTAGACCCAACTATGTTTACTGATGCAGTTGGGCCTATTCAAGATTTACCACCGATAGTTATAAATTACGACTATCATGTATTCATTAATAGTTCCAGTCAGACTGTTATCTCGGAGTCTAATAGCTTTACAGGACAGACTACTGAGATTATAGTTAATCTAGTTACTAATACTTTTGATATCACAGTTTCAGATTCTACTGGAGTTATAGCTACTGATTCCGTTCCTATTACAGAAGGGTATGTTATCCCACTACCTGGGTCATTAAGTTCTAAGTATACCTTCTCTGATTTCCAGGTACAGCCAGATGGGACGATATTAGGAACCCACCAGATAGATGCTAATACCTATCAGGTTACTCCTTTGGCAGTTCCTGGTATTGGGTTTATAACCACCCAGAACTTTGGTACTCCTAGCTTTGGTGAGATAGCCTATACCTTAGATAGTGGAGTTAGTTGGGCAAATTATTCCATACCAGGTACTAGGTTAATAGCTCCGCCAGGATTTACTACTAATCGCCAAGTGTTTCTTAGAGCCCACGGAGAGGGCTGGACTGTAGTTGGATTGGTTAATCATCCTACTGTACCTAGTTTAGTCTCTGATTATTCCTTACACTGGACTCCAGATTTAACTGCGGTTCCTTGGCCTTTTAATGACCCAGGTGGACGAGTAGCCTTAGCTAGTATAACCGCTGCTAATTTTACTAGAGTTAATGCTTTCCTAGCGCCTACTACATCTGGCGGAGCTATGGGTACATTTACTATCCGTAAATTCGCTAATGGTCTTGGTCCTGTTATGTCCAGAGATCTAGATACGGATGATCAACTTAATTTTGCTGGTCCACCCGGTCAACAAGATATAGACTTCTTCTTTCCGGCTACTGGTTCTTGGATATTCCAGAGCCCCGGATTAACTAAATATAGACATAATACCTTCTGGAAAGAAAAGAATCTCCTTATAGGATTAGAGCAGGGATTTGTTAATAATATCTGGACTAATCCTATAACTACCAGTCCAGCAGCTCCGCTAGGCCCACAATCTTTTCAACATAGTATTAGCTTTACACCTAATCAAATTCTAGCATTGGGCACTACTGCTAATATGGCTTATGTTGTATGGAAGAGGGTATCTACTAGTCAACTAGGTTACTCCTTCTCATTTGACGGGGTTACTTGGACTGATGTCCTAGTTAATAATACTAATAGTGCTGATTACACCATTCCTGGGCAAGAGATGTTGGGAGTTTATCCTGGAGATAATTCAGATCCTCAGCGTAATGGGGATCTGATGTGGCTTAGGAATACAGGTGAATTTGCAATATCAACTGATAATGGGAATACCTGGAACAATACTCCTACTAAGGCAGCTGGTTCCTTTAATGCATGGAAATACAGACCTTTTGTATCAGGAGTATTTGGAGAAATAACTAGTCCTAAAACTCCCATGTTATGGGATGGTATAGCCTTTATGGCAGATAATCCTAATACCTTCTTATTTCCTGGTGGTCAAGTCTATAGAATGGACTCCGCCTTTGCAGACCTAGTTCCTAATATAGGCGGAGCATATGGTATAGGTGGAAGTGATGTCACAGAGGATAGCCAGACTGTAGGAACTACTATAGGATCAGCGGGCTCCCCCAATGGTATTCCAGGAGCTAACCTAAGAAGATATTTGGGGCGATCAGTAGTTATCCCATTAGCGGCTGTTGTTCCGCCGCCCCCGTTTGTTATATCAGATCCTACTGGTAATGCTTATAATTCTACTAGAACAACTAAACGTGATGTCCAATTTGGTAATATGCGTGGGACTATCACACAAGGCCCAGGTGGTCTAGGACAGGCAGCTGTCACAGTCATAGAGAACGGGCAAGATATTATCATAAATATCCCTAATTCTAGTGAGGCTGCAGCAGCTGCTAGAAAGCCGGTGCCTGTTAATATGAAGTGGACTTCAGTACTGTAGGAGCCTGATAGGAGCCTGACGATGCCTTGGCAAAAGATATATGACATTACGCCTCCCCCTCCGGGGATTAGAAATCTCTGGACTAGGGCTATTACGCAGAACAAATTATATCTATTCAATCAGGGTAATCCGTTTATCCTAGAATTAGATACTAGTTTGCCAGGCTCTGTCAGTATTATCGAGCAGGTGGATACTGGTGGCTTTGTCAACATGGCAGCGGTTGAAGGAATCTTTGAAGCCAGATCTAGGCTTGGACTCTGGGATTCTGATAACTCTCATTATTGGGGTGATACTGCTGATGTTCTTAATTTTAAGCCTGATCTTAGAACCCGAGCTAATACTGTAAAGGCGGATGCTCTTAAAGGTAATATCATTATAGTCCTAGGTTCTACTGAGGGCTTTATTACTTATACTACTGCTAATATTGTAGGTGCCACATATGATCCTAATAGTCAGAAAGTCTTTAACTTCTTTGAGATAGCAGATAATCTGGGTATCTTCTCTGATTATTCTGTAACTAAGGCAGATGATGGACAGCATTTTGCCTGGACTAATGGTGGACTATACAAGATCCAGAATCAGAAGAACGGATTAGCCCCATTCGCTACTGAGGTTACTGATTACTTAACTAGTTTCCAACAGGCGCCACGCCTATCCCATCACCTTAACCGCTATCTAGCTATCTGGCTGCATGATGAAGAATTAGAATTCGGCAGAACTATTAGACAACGGAACTTCGTAGACGCCGCCACCTATTGGCGTCAGCAGTTTGCTTATAATCCTGAATATCTAAAGAATCCTCCGGTATTCTTAGAGGCTCTAACTCCTAATAAGGGTTATGCTTTTAATGACGGACTTCCGTTTGATTGTTATCCTGAGGTGGGCGTGTGCCCCCCAGATCAGACGGATACTATCCTATGGGGGATGATAGCACAGGACTTTCCTAACTTTGAATTAGAAGAAATAGAGATAGATTCTATTGAATGGGATGATGGTGGGACGCCCCAGGAGAATATCCCCTTGTATCGTAGTCCTGTTACAGGAGAATTTGTCTTTGCTGAAAGCTATAAGCGTCAACAGTATGTACCAACTAGGGCTTCTTTTGCTGATATCGCACTTAATCATCCAGGATATGTTATTCAGCCCTTGATACGTTACAGCTTTGATGTTCATGCGTTGCTTATGTATCAGCCTTATGTCTGGCAGGCTGAAGATAATAATAACTTTCAGCACTTGTTTAGTAAAAGCATAATGGTAGATGAGCAAGACGCAGATGTTAATGCTGTCTATCTGCATGATGTATTTAGTAGATCTGGTGTAGTTAATATATCTAATACCGTAGAGGCAGATCCTAGCATAACTGTAGATAGTCGCCGTGGCGCCTATGAGAGCACTGTAGTTGTAGATGATACTACAGATAGATATGTTTTTACTAATACCAGAGTAGTTATTATCGAGGATGCTACAGCTAATACCAGACAGACCATAGTAGATGCAGCTGAAGTACAACTTAATATAACTCCTATACAAACTAGAGAGAGCCCACAGGATTTTGGTGCAAGAGACGGAGAGGTGATAGCCGGACCAACTCCAGTAATTACTGTTATTCCTTCCCAACAAGGTACACAGGGTATTGCCTATCTAGCTAATGCAGCAGTAGGCGACTGGGAAGATGATGTTATCTTTGCTACTAACTTTCTACAGGTAGCCTCAGTAGATAATCTAACTGATCTTAGTGTAGACGGAGAATACGACTCCAGCGAATTTAATGTGGTGTTTCAGGAGGTGGCAGCCCTAGGAGATCAGGCATACTTACCTGGTTGGCAGCCGCAGATATGGTCTACTGCCTCGACTATAGTCGCCACCTCTGACCGTTGTACTTATGGCAATCTTAGGAATTTTACTAAGAACCGGGCTACTACTAATACTACTACTACTCGTACCTTTACTACTACCCTAGAATATGTAGGAGAGGACGAAGTAGCTGGCGAGTCTGTTTATGTGCATAAGCAGAGCCAACAGATTAATACAGACTATAATCTTGAAAGGCTTCATCCTGATCTTACTAATGAGCCAGGACCGAATATCAGTCTCAAATACGAGATGACTCCTGTACCTTTAGCTGTAATATCACATCCGTCTGGGGCTAATCCAGCAGGCGTATTAAAACCAATGTATGCGTATGCTGAGACCCAGGGAATAGATATCAGACAGGCTTATGCTAACTGGGGATGGACAGTCTTAGACCCCCCGGCTAGTATACCGTATGTGGCGCCGACACTGGTACAAGCCTCTCCGCCGATTGGGAATATCTATAATGGGACAGATCCCAGTGGAACCTTCCAGGAATATTTCGATAGCGGCCTACAGTGTTTCAGGCTTTTACCTAGGGATGTTTGGCCTAATCATCTAGCTAGCGTGGACCCAGGATTCAATAACAAGTTCCAGGAACTATTAGAGGAGTTCTTTAATCAGCCAGATCTTACTGGCCCCGAGACTATCTTCTTAACTCAGACAGGTGCCCCCGGTCAGCTCTGGCCTATTTGGACTAGGGTATTACTTTGGGATAGACTTCTTCAGCGGTGGGGAACCTGTGATGTACCCTTGAGTCTGTTTGTAGATTTTAGCCCCATTAACGAAGTAACCTTTGACCCGGTTCTAGAAGAGGCGGTTACTAGATTTACCTATGATAACTTCCTAAGTCGTCTAGGAGCAGTATTAGAGAATGGCGTAACTACCATGTGGGATGATGCTCCTGAGGATAGCTATTTGGTTTATGGAAAGATTGGATGGCGACGGTCCAGGATGACTATGATGCAGGAGATATTCCTGGAGTTCGCGGAGAATCCTAACGCCAACATTATCTTGGAATCCTCCCTTGACCGCAGAACACTAGATCCGTATAATATGCGTAGTGAGCCAGTAGTCCGTGCAGGACACACCTGGTATGGTACAATAACAGCACGCTGGTTTAATATAATTGTACGTGGTAGCCGGTACCATTTAACTGGCTTGGAATTCATGGGATCACCACTAGGTAAAGAATAGGAAAGGTTATGCCTACACTAGCACAACTAAATGCAGATGCAGCAAGAGCTAGGAATCTCCTAACTACTGCTAATACAGGATTTGGTGCTCCTAGTCAGATAGCTGCTAATTTTGGTGATACTACGCTAACAACTCAGCGGTCCTTAAAGCCTAATATCGCAGCTTTTAATTTCGATAGGAGTCTTAACCTGACTCCCTCTGCTTCTTTTCCTAGCGGTGTAGGAGTATCAGGCACAGTTACTAGATTTGGTATTGCTCCTACGGCTCGTAATCTTCAAGCCTTAGCAGGAGCTAGAACAGGCGGCGGAAGTAGAACTGGGGGAGCTACAGGCTCAGTTAATGTGCAGCAGAGTAGGTCAGATATCCAGCCGCAGTTGGAGGATTTACTCTCACAGATTATAGCATCAGGTGGAACTCCTGAAGCTAAAGCTGGACAGGCTCAGCGCACTCAAGCTACGCAAGCTCTTGGCCAAACAGTGCAGGATCTATCCGTAGCTAATGCTACTGCTCTAGCACAGGGACTAGTAGATGATGTTATCCGGACTACCCTAGACCAACTTATCCCACAGCTTCAGGCTAGTGGTGAGGGCGCCGGGGCTAGTCGGTCCGCCTTAGATTCCTTACAGCTTAATGATATCGCTGCGCGCACGGCAGAGAAAGCCGCCACCGCTACGATACAAGCTATCACTGGGTTAACTGGAGTACAGGCTTCAGCTGGCCAGGTAGTTGAAAGACTGACCGCCTCTGATCCAATCTCAGAGCAGCTGATTAGTTTAATCACACGTACTCCTACAGAGAATCAGCAATCTTCTGGCTCTGTGGATATCCTTAATGCTTTAGGATTACTTCCAAAGGATTTAGACCCTGAGTTACTACAGACTCTCTTATCTAATAACGCACCACAGTTCCAAGGGTAGGCTAGCATGGCTACAATTAAATTCGATAAAGATGCTGTATCCGAGAATATCAGAACATTGATATCTATTGGGATAGGTAGTACCTCTCCTGATGGGGTACCTTCTTTTGGTAATGCTGATGTTGAATTACATCAGGAGGCTATTAATAGGACAGGTACTCCTATTAGTGCTACTACCCCACTAGGTCAGAATATCTCTGGGCTTGGGATGAACTTCCGCCAGCTCGATGATCCTAGTCGGCAAGGCGAAGATAATGCAGTGCTCCGTATAGGAGAACTACAAGGAAAGAAGTTCGAGAATCAGGCTAGATTAGAAGAGTCAATCAGAAAGGATATAGCTTTTAGCTCTGCCCAGAATCAGGTAGATGTCCTAACTGACGCTCTTAGGCTTATGCCTCCCGGAGACAGGAAGAACGAGGTTACTCGTGGCTTAACTCAGGCTACACAAATTAGGGATAAGGCACTGGAGAATGCTACTAGAAGGGCAAGCTCTGAGCTTAATACTCAGAATGCTTTACTCGATGCGGATATCGCCAGACTGGAAGCACAGCGAGTAGCCCTAGCAGAACGAGCAGCAAAGATTGGGAAGGAGAAAGATGTTATCTTTCCTCCTACTACTGTTAATGCTGTTATATCTTCTGGTGTAGTTACTAGCCCTCTCGATGCGGATAAGTTCTTGCGCTCATCCCCAGACGCCACCAAAGAAATGTTCCGTCAAGGTGGAGCTAGGTTTAACACTGGTAAGCCTCTGGAGTATTGGGATGGACTTATAGACGCAGGTGGTAGAACACTATACCAGGATTTCCTAGTCAATTCAGTCCCTCTGGATCAGCAAGATAATATGAGGGCTGCTATAGTCAAGATGGATGAGACTATGTTAAGGGCTCGGACGGCGGCTAAGGACGAGGTAGATAAAGCTATAAAAGCTGGGGGCACCGCAAAACTAAAAGAGTTCAATGATAATCCTGAGCTTAGAGCACAGGAAGAATTTAAGGCGTTTGATACTATCATGCGCCAAACTAACTATAACAATTATCAGGCTAGGGTATTAGGAGCCAGCCCCACAGATATAGATCAAAGCTGGTTTGGGCAGAATCAGGATGACTATGAGATAGCCAAAGTAATTCAGGGAATGGTTAATCCTAATGCTAGCAGTATCGAATCTGCCTATGCTGCGGCTGCTAAATCCGTCATGGAAACTAGGGGGATTAGTCAGCAACGGGCTGTTGGTATCGTAGGAAAGATGCTGGATAATTACAGGAGCCAATTCAATTCTGTACATAAGCCATTAGGAGCTTCTGTATCCCAGCAGCGATATGATGGAATGCTTCAGGCTTTCAGCTTTAACATGATTACCATAGATAAGATAAGGGTAGATCAGCAAGAACAAGGGCCAGCCTTAGTGGTAGGCGGAGATCTACCGCCCTCTCCTGGAATTAAGGCAGAGGATATTAACAAGGTTCTGAAGGCAATAGGCTTAGACTTCTCTTCTGGAGGTAAATCCCAGGTTAGTCGTAGGACACAAACAGGACAGACTGGTAATGAGGGTAAGCCTAGGAGTGACTTTGCTACTGGCAGAGGTGCAAAGCTTTTGAATGATGCAACTGAGAGACAGATGAGGGAAATACTAAAACAGTTTGAATTACAAGGCGGGGATACTGCACAGCTGGAAGAGATCATCAACGCTGTAAAGACTGATCCACAATTCTCCCGTGTAACTACTCCTGGGGTAAGAGGCTAATATAATGGCACTTCCTAATCCGCTTACTGGCTCGGATATCTCTTACCTGGAAGAGCAGTATTGGAATGGACTGTCGGATAAGAATCAATCTGGCTTTGAACTAGATGATATTATCGACGCCCCAATAGCCATCGTTACGGACACGGCTGTGTCTATAGCTAATTCTATTCCCTTTGCTGATATTAATCTAGACACAGCAGAAGTTTTATCCAGTGCGGGATTTAAGGACGCCTCTAACTTTTACGAGAACCACAGGACATTAGTTAATGTAGGTTCCTTTGTGGCCGGATTAATTATCCCTGGCGGATTAGTAGGTAAGAGTTTACAGTTAGCTAGAGCAGGTAAGTATTCCCTTCTTACTGGTGGTAAGTTAGTTGGGAGTAGAATTAATAAGCTCGCTGCTAATAAGCAATTACGGGCTGACCAGGCACTTAGTCTGGTTAAGGGTGGCGACTTCTATACCAAAGAATACAAGAGAGCCAGGAGAGCCTGGGCAGGAGGCGCGCTAAAAGAAGGATTCATGGAGGGGGCAGCCTTTGAAGCCGCCTTTGTAGGTATGTTCAATGGCCATGCTTTCATGGATGAATATGATGGCACTGACTTTATAATTGGTACTGCTTTCGGCGCCGCTTTTGTCCCGTTAAGATTTATGTGGGATAGGAGAGTGTTTAGCTTAAAGGCTGCGGAAGTAGAAAGACAAATGGCAGAGTCGGCTAAGGTCGGCGTATATAAGAATCATCTGGGTATTACCGGAGCTAAAGGAGATCAGCTTACTGCTAGGGTACATAACAGTGTCAGCATGGATGAAGAGATCAGGGGGATGGATTGGTCAGATAATCGTGGTGGCTTTGAGCTAGCCCAGAGAAATCAAAGAGAGGAATTAGCAGCAGCTAATGACCTAGCTATTGGTATGCTGGATGATGAGGCTAAGTCAGCAGCTAAAAAGATTAGTCGCCCGGGAGCTATCGCTGCGGAAGAAACTGATATCTACAAGCAAGGTCCTGTAGGTTTGATACTCCAGGTTATTAAAAAGAATATGGCTAGTATTAACGGAGTTAAGCAAGCTAAATTCTTTAACACGGCGGCGCCACTTGGACGAGCGCATAGGACTATCAGTGATATAAGCTACGAGATGGTAGATGATTTTCGCCTCCGTGGTTCTGCTGACTTTGCTGTAGAAGAATTCAAAGGTGGGTCTATTGACTCTGTGAATAGAATACTCACAGGAAAAAGAATAGATCCTAATCAAGTCTTTGCCAAGCCTGGAGAGCTGTCGCCCCTTCAGAGTAGTATAGACGCAGCAGCACCAGGAGACTGGAGAGCACTAACTACCGGCAAGACTAAAGCTTTTTATGACGATAACGTAGGAACACTGCGAGTAGTCAACCACGGTAATAAGAAGTTTGAACTCCACATAGATAATGATGGAATACGGTCTGATGGCGCACTGGTAAAAGATGGCTCTAAGACTAACCTAGCTATCCGTGAATTCCTCTGGGGCGTACAAAAAGAATTCGGCAATGAGGTTAATCTTGATATCTTTATCCATCATACATCTAAGAAGCCGAGTAATATAAGTACCCTAGGCGCACGGTATAATGCTAGACGTGGGCTTAGTCCTGAGGTCGGACAGTTTCAGACAGACTCTATGCCTAAGAGTATAACTCAGGATATGCTCCACGGCACTAGGTCCCCCAGCCCTAACCAGATATTCCTCCCTACTCAGAGATTAGAGGGACAGGGAGTTGGAAGTGGTGTAGGCTACAGGGATATGTTGGATATGCCGGATGGCCACGGCAGTTTTGCTGTTGCAGAATTACCAGCGGGCACTAGGATCGCCTCCCATCATGATCTTCGCCAGCTATTACCAGAAGCCGATGCTGCTGGGATAAATATCCTAGACCCAGCTGATGCTAAACTAATAGAATTCCTAAAGGCTCGGGGATTCGTAGGCAGAGAGATTCCTAATGCTGCTAAGAGGCGCTCTAAGGCTCCTGCTGTCGAGTTCTTTCCTACCGCTGGTGTAAAGGTTAAGAGGAGACTGCCTGCTGATATTAAGGAGGCGGCGGCCGCCCAGCGGAATGCTCATGGTATATCCCCTGACTTCGATGAATTCGCTGTCATGGATCCATATAGCCAAGCTATTATTCCTGCTTCTGTTGCTAGATCTATTCAACGTGCAGCAGATTTAGAGGACGGATATAGAGTTAATAAGAACTTCTCTATGCAGGGACAGACTAAGAAAGAATATGATCCCTTCACCATGAGTACAGCTGAAGTAGACTCTATGTTTATGGACGCGCTTCATGCTGTTAGGAATCAAAAGCCAAAGAGTGTAGTTATAGACTTTGATGATTTGCCCAGGTTACAAGCTGCCTATCTGGGTAATCTTAGTCGCTCGGCTGTTAAGCTAAGATTGGGAGATGGTTCTATTCAGATTCTTCGCCACCCCCAAGAATTAGCTGACCAGGTATTCCAAGCTAAAGCTATCTGGTCTCGCAGACTACAAGAGTCTGGTTATGGCATGGAGCAAGCATCCGTATATACTAATACTCCTATCTCCGGTGTGGAGATGATGGTTACTTCTGGACATAGAATCCAGGATATTACTAGTCAGGGAGTAGATATCGGTAAAGACTTCTTCACCTATACTACTACAGAAAAGGGTAGACTGGCTGAGTATCTAAATGCTAAGCAGATGGTACTAGACGGTGACCCTCTGGTCAATCAAAACTTACGACGTAACCAGCAGTGGTCTAAGCAGGATGCTCAGCTTGCTATAGATATGCACAATGCTATAGTAGGAGAAGTCTCTGCTCAAGGAGCTAGTGCAGTACCACTGATAGGTGAGCTATACAATCTAGTTGACCGTTCAGAATTTAGGGCCATGATTAAACACGCTTCCGCTTTTTTTAGTAGGGAAGTATTAGGCAATCCTACTATCAATAGTATGGACTTCGCACTTAGGAAACTAGATCAGCTTCCTGATGGTGAGGCCCTGGGGCAGTTTGTTGTTCAGACGGGACAAGATTTTCTTCGCCATGTTAACGAGACTATTACACCTATTAGAACTAGTTTGGCTGGTAACTTTAATGCAATAGCTAAGGATGAGGCAGCTCTTATTCAGTTTAACGATATCTATAAAGCTCTACAGAAAATACCAAAAGAACAACAGCAACTACTGGTTTATTCTCCTAACCATAAGAGCTTTGTTATGGGCACCGACAAACTTGGTCGCCCCACTAATTTTCTCAAGTATGTCAGAGACGGGAAGTTTGCTGACGAGACTATCACTATTAATAATCCTGATCTTGAAGCTTTCTTTGTAGACTCCTGGCCAAAGGTGCAGGAGCTTCTGTATAATATGCAGAATACTAACCGTAAGCTAGCTGGGATAGGTCCCCTGAATAGACTAGGTGTGTGGTTCCCTTATAATAATCTATCAGAACAGAACGTAGCTTATATCTTTAATCGTGGCGACAGCTTCGACAAGGCACGCCTTATAGTCGGTAAGACCACAGAAGAATTAGAGAGCCAGATTAAAGCTATTCAAGGGGAACTAGCTCCCGGCCAGGAAATAGTCAGGCGAGCAGACGCCGAGATGTGGAATAGAATTACTGGTTACTCGCAACTTAATGATCTTGAGCGGGCTGATGCCGGGTTACAAAGATCAGGGATTCTAGTAGAGGGTACACCTAGTGATACCAGAATTATGAATGATATTCTCGAAGCTGTCAG